GCGCGAGCCGGTGCAGGAACCGGCTCTCGTCGCTCAGGCGAAAGGGCGGACCTCGCCCTCGCGCGCCTCGGTGGTGAAGCCGTTGAGATCGAGCGCCTGCGCGGCGAAGCGCATCAGGCGCTGCTGCAGGCGGAAGGGCTGCGTCTCCAGCTCGTCGACGCTGGTGAAGACGGGCGTACCGTCGTCGGCGTAGCGCGCCGACTTCACCAGCACCATCCACATGCCCGTCTCGCCGTCGACCTGATAGGCCGCCCGCACTTCGCGACCCTCTTTGATCGAGAATTCGACGAAGCGGATCGGGCGGCCCTGCCACTCGAACAGGTTGACGACGTTGCCGCCCTCGGCTGCGGCGGCAGGGGCGTCGCTCACGCGGCGACCCGTGCGCGCGCTTCGTCAGGTGCCGCCGGCTTGGTCGCGCCGACGACGACGGTGCCCTTGGGGAAGAAGGACACGAGGCCGCTGATGTTGCCGCCCAGGTTGTTCGTCACGGCGGCGTTGATGCCGGCGGTGATGTCGAACACGTTGACGTTGCCGACGAAGGCGATGCCCGAGCCGTCGCGGAAGATCGCCTGTATCGGGATCAGCTCGCCGCTGCGGTAGTAGTCGCGCGCCTTGAGCATCATCGTGTCGTCGGCGTCATAGAAGCCGTTGGCCGCCCACGTGGCGATCGCCGGCAGGCCAGACACGATCTTGTGCGCGTCGTCGCACAGCGTCGTCACGTCGATGGTCGCGCCGGCAGGCTGGTTGACCGTCAGCGTCGAGCGGCACAGCTCGGCCATCGGCGGCTTCTCGAGGGTCGCGCCCACAGCGGCGACGCCGGCCTCGCTGCTGGTGTCGCTGTCGCCCAGCGTGACGCTGCCGGCGGCGGCGGCGGACACGACGAACGGGCGGTCGTCGAGCGAGGCGAACCCGCTGCCGCGCACGATGACGAGATCGCCGACGACTGCCGTCGTCGCGGTGATCGACAGCACGGCGGGCTTGGCCTTGGTGATGGCGGTGATCGCTTCGCCAGCCGGCGCGTCGTCCGACTGCATCATGATCACGGTGCCCTGAGACGAGATGCGGCTCATGGTTGTTCTCCTACTTTGGAAGTTTGGCGACTTCGGTTTCTGTGAGCTGCCGCATCGTCGCCTCGTAGGTGTCGACAGCTGCTCGGTCGGTGGCGGCGAACGCAGGCCGCACCCACGGGCGCGGAGCGATGCCGCCGCGGTTGGGCGAGGCGAAATAGCGGGCCTTGCTGCGCTCCTGCCGCGTCGACAACGACTTGTTGGACGCGCGGCGCAGGAAGCGCGGCATTTTTTTCGCGCGACGCTGGCGCGTGCCGAATTCGAGGAAGCGCCACCAGAAGGCGACTTGCGCCAGCGAGGCGCGACGCGCGTCGAGCTTCGGCATGTGCGTCGAGCGGAACAGCGACGCCATCGGGTTGAGCGCGCCGCCGTACTGCGGCAGCTCGGCGACCACGGCGTTGAGGACGGTGCCCTTGATGCCTTGCGCGACGCGCACGCCGACGCCGCTTTTGATCCAGCCGGTCTGCTGCTTGAACGTCGTGTAGGTCGCGCGCTTGATCGCGTCGCCGACCGTCCAGGCCGCAGCTCGCGAGCTGCCGCGCGCGATCATCGTGCGCAGCGGGCCGCTGGCGAGGTTCATCATGTTTTCGGCGGCTTGGCTGAGCCCTTTGACCGTGAAGCTGTAGGAGGCGTAGTCGATTGCCGGCGGCAATCAGAAGCCCTGCCACTGCTGCAGCGGGCCGGTCGCATCGCGCCGCGTCTGGAACGTGTAGTTGGCGGTGAGCCCGAGCCGCCACCATTCGCCGTCGACCTCGGGATCGATGTCGTGCGGGCCGTCGACGCTCTCGATGTGCAGCCCGTTGAGCGCGACGCCATGAAAGACGCTGCGCAGCTCGTCGACAGCGGCGTCGAGCGCGGCAGGCCCGGTGCGCTGGCGCGTGAACAGGCCAATGGAGATGGTGCCGCTTTCCTCGACCCACGGGTTGCTGCCCATCGTCTGATCGGCGCGCGTCGTCGGCTGGATGACCGCGCTGCCCCATTCGTTGGGCAGGCTGTCGGTGTCGACGGGTGTGTTGACGCACTCGACGAAGGGCACGCTCACCACTTCGTCGGTCCATATCTGCATGAAGACTTCGAGCGGCGTCGTCACTGCGAGCCTCCGCGCAACAGCAGCTTGAAGAACGTGGGCGCGGCGTCGTTGGGCGCGCCGCGCCATTCCTCGACGGTGAAGGTGCGCGTGCCGACCTTGATGCGATCGAGCCGCTGCGGCGTGGTGCGTGGCGCGAAGGCCGTCGCGAACGCCGCCGCGTTGATCTCGGCGGCCTGGTCCTGCTGCATGGCGGCGGCGAACAGATCGTCGGAGCGCACGCCGCGCAGATAGCCGGTCAGCGTGACCTGCTCGCCCGAGTGCAGCATGTAGACCAGCGGGCCGCGTGCCCAGAAGCCGAGCGCGGTCTGGAACAGGTTGGCCGTGCCGTCGACGAGGTTCATGGCGGCGGGGGCGGGATCTTCGTCGTCGCCGCGTAGCTCGACGGGCCGCCGATCAGCGTGCGGTAGTCGGTGTAGGTGTCGAGCACGCTGCCGTAGATGCCGACCAGCGGGTCGGGCACCTTGCCGGCGCGACTCGACTGATCGGCGAGCCAGTTGGGCGACGGGTCGAGATCGACCTGCCCGACATCGGTGATGCTGATGCGCGAGGCGTTGAAGCCGCCAGCGGTCAGCCCGCTCTGACTTGTCTGCCGCTGCTGCCAGTGCACCGTGACGACGCCGAGCAGGGCGTCGTAGAGGTCGGCGGGAATGACATCGAAGCCGGCCTGATACTCGATGCGCGCCTGCATGCTGAGCAGCGTGCCGCCGAGATCGCTGGCGAAGCCGGGGCCGCTCAGCGACACCAGCTTGCCCGTCTCGGCGACGAACAGCACCGACGCGGGGTCGCCGTCCGCGCCGTTGGTCGTGATCTTGGTGATCGACGCCACGGGGTAGTTGCGCAGGAACGCCGACGAGTACGGGAACGGGTAGGGCGTGTAGGGGTGTCGATGATGATGCGGGATCGCGCCCCAATCGTCGGCGTAGCCCGCGACGAGCTGGAGCTCGCGCCCGGTGATCTCCTGAAAGCGGCTCCACGCCGCGTCCATGCGACGCTGCAGGAACGCGTCGCTGCTGGTGTCGCCCGCCGGCACGCCGAGATCGTCCTTGATCGTCGCCAGATCGATCGGGCAGACGCCCGTGGCGAGCGTCTTGGCGGCCTTGTCGCGGGCCTGGGCGGTGCTGTTGTCGGTCACGATGGCGGCTCCCGCTGGCTCGACAGGCACTCGTCGACGACTTCGCGGAACACCGGGCGCACGTCGCCCACGCGCTTGCCGTCGCAGTACAGCTCGCCCTTGGGCGTCAGCTGGAAGTTGGGGCTGCGCAGCTCCAGCAGCTTTTCGTAGAGCGCGCTGCGCAGGCGCTCGACGTGCTCGTCGACGTGGCGATGCAGATCGTCGCGGATCGTCGCGATGTGCTCGACGATGCGCTCGTCGATCAGCTCGGCCAACATTTCCTCTTTGGTCATGCCGCCCTCCGCAGGCGTCGAGCGCCCAGCGCAGCGCGCAGCAGCTCGACATCGATGTGCTCGGTGCTCGGCTCTCCCGGTGGCGGCGCGGGCGCGTCGGGCGCGCCGGGGGCCGGCACGCCGGGGGCAGGCGGCACCTTGCCGCTCTGGCTGAGCGGGATGTACTGCGACTGGATGTGTGGCTCGTCGCCGCCCTCGACCGGGGCGAGGCTCTCGTTGGCGCGCGCCTCGTTGGGCGTCATCCAGCCGGCGGCCAGCGCCTTCTGATAGGCATCGAAGCGCACGTCGACCTCGGCGCGCAGCATGTCGGCGAGGTTGAATTCCATCGAGAACGGCGTGCCGTCCATGTCAAAGGCGCGCGTGAAACGCGCTTCGAGCGCCTCGACGTGGAAGCCGAGGCAGTTGCTGAGATAGGCGCGCGCGAGCTGCTCGCTGTTGCGGTAGGTCGTCTTGCTCACGTCGCCGAGCAGGAACGGCGGCACGCGGAACACGCGCCCGACATCCTCGACGCTCCAGCGCAGCTGCTCGATCAGCTGCGCGTCGGTCGCGGTCATCGTCAGCGCTTCCCACTTCAAGCCTTCGGGCAGGACGGCGGTGCGCCCATAGCGGTTGTTGGAATAGTTGTTGTCCCAATCCTCCTGCAGTCGCTCGCTCGTCGCCTTGGAAATCTTGCCGGGCGCGGTGAGCACGCCGGCAGGGCGCGCGGCGTTCGAGAAGAACGACTGGCTGTTGAGCAGGATGCGCAGCCCGACCTCGCTCGACGCGGCGGCGGCGTAGATCGGCGTCACGCCCACCAGCGGGTAGCCCGGCATCAGCGGCAGGCGGTGATGGATGATGTTGCGCTCGGGCACCATCGCGCCGGCTTCCAGGCCCGCGAGCTGGTTGTAGCCGCAGCGATAGAACAGCGCGCCGCTTTCCGGCTCGATGTACGGCTGCACCTGTCGCGGATCGAGCGGGTGCATCGCGTTGATCTCGCCGCGCATGTTGCGCGTGCAGTAGGCGTAGGCGTTGCCCTGCAGCAGATACGAATTGACGTAGAGCTGCAGGAAGTCGACGCCGGTCTGGTACTCGTTGGGCGACGCCATCAGCAGCTCGTAGTAGTCGCCCTTTTTGCGCAACGGCACGCCGGCCTCGGCGTCGTCGCGCATCACCATCATGTCGAGCTTGCCGATGTCCTGCGAGATGATCGACGTGCAGGCGTAGACCGCCGAGAACGCCGTCAGCTCGCTCGGCATCGACGCGCCGCCACGGCTCCACTGCTGCCACCAACCAGGTGGGCCACGGTCGCCGTTGCCGCCGGGCGGCCAGTAGATGCTGGGCGCGCTGCCGCGATCACGCGCGAGCAGACGGTCGGCGATGCGCCCGAGATACGACCCGAGCACGACGGGGAGCGGGGCCATGCGCGATCTCCAAGCCGGTTAGCGTTTTAGCCGCGACAATCTGCGGCTCGCCGCTGCCGACAATTCGGGCCGCCCCGTTACGATGGCTGATCAGACAGCGCACAACGTGCTGTTGATCAACGAACGGAGACGACAAGTGACTGACGTGAGCAACACGACGACGAAGCAGAAGCCCGCCGCCAAGCCCAAGGCCGCCAAGGCCAAGAGCAAGGCGACGAAGCCGGCGGCGAAGCAGGCAGCGACGACCGCAGGCAAGCCCGCCGCAACACCGAAGGCACCGAAGCCGCTCGCGCCCGAGATCGTCGAGCTGGTCGCGCTGTTGAAGACGAAGAAGGGCGCGACCAACGAGGAAGCGGCGACGAGGATCAAGGGCTTCAAAACGGCGCGCGACGTGCGTGCGGCGAACCGCGACAAGGTCCGCAAGCTGATCGTCGCGCCGCTGCAGCTGACGAAGGAGCACGACGCCGAGCGCGAGGGCGTCGTGTTTCGGATCGAGACGGCAGCCGACCAGAAGAAGCGGCAGGCCGACCGTGCCGCCGCCGAGAAGGCCGCCGCGAAGGTGCAGAAGTGAGGGCCGCCATCGCGCTCGCGCTCGTGCTCGCGAGCAGCTCGGCGTTGGCGCAGGTCAACCCGACCAAGCCGAGCGACTTGCCGCTGCGCGCTGGCGCAGACCGTCAAGCCTGCTGGACGCTCTACACGCAATACACGGGCGCGCTGTTCAACAACCCTGCGAAGGCAGACAGCGCGCGCGAGGCGTACAACAAGTGGTGCGCGCCCGAGACGAAGAAGTAACCAACACAGCGTTGAGAAAGCCCCGCTTCGGCGGGGCTTTTTTTTGGGCTACGGCTTCGCCCGCATGTCGCGACGGTTGTACGTGCCGGCGGGCGGCTCGACGATCTTCGCCACGTTCGCCTCGACCATCTTGTCGGCGTCGGCGCGGGTCACGGTGTACTGCCGGTTGGGGAAGAAGGCGCGGTCGCCGTAGGGGAAGCGCATCAGCGGCTCGACCGTCACGCTGTCGTCCTTGGGCTTGCTCATGCCGGCTCTCCGGTCGGCGGGCGCTCGTGAGACGCAGCTCGACGACGACGCTGATGATTGGCGGGCTGCTCGTCGCTCTCGGCCATCGCCGGGATGCTGCCGCTGCCCGGCCACGCAGGCGGCGGGAACGGCGCGACGTTGTAGTCGACGACCTGTCGCCACTTCGCGGCGTCGGCGGGCAGCACCAGCGCCACCTGGGCGGCGTTGAGCGTGACGCGGTTGCCGGGGAAATACATGCGGGCGAGCTGGCCGGTCAGCTGCGGGTTCGGATCGTTGAACCCGGTGAACGTGTAGTGGAAGCACTTGCCGTCGGCGCTGCGCAGCGCTTCGAGCACGACCTGATCGGGCATGGCGACCTCCTTCAATGAACGGGAAAAATCGCGTCGCGCTTTCGGGGGCAGTGTGATCGCGCGACGCGTCGCAGTTGCTAGGCGTTGGCGTGATGTGCCTTCGCCGCGTGTTCATTGTCGGCGTGCTCTCTGATGCGATCTCGCTCGGCCTGTTCTTTGGTCAAGCGGTCGAAGTCGGCG